GAGGGATATGGTTGAACGTATCAGTTATGAACACAGGAGATTAATTCCAGGTATTTTCAAAGGTGTAAAACCTCCTCCAGGCATTAAGAAGGAGGATAGGCTTGAAACGGCATTAGGTCCTTTGATAAACGGCAAAAGGCTGTATATCAAAAAGAGTATGACAGAGATTGTTGATGAGCTGTTTGAGCACCCAAAGGCCAAACATGATGATATTTTAGACGCTTTATACTATGCCAACTACTATGCAAGGCCTATTCGTAGTGGAAGAACAGACGTGGCAAATCTAGAAGAATTGGTAGAAAATCGTAAAAACCCCATCAAAACGACCTATAATTGGCTCACAGGCGCAAGAATATAGGAACTTTTTACCATTAACCTCATTGTATGCCTTGACACATACAATATAACAGGTTAAATTACATATATGCCAATAGATAAAGACCCACGGGCTAAAGCTAACCAGGAGCTTTTTCGCAAGTGGAGTGATTCTAGAAAGGATTGGGATGATGAGGCCCGCAACGATGTGGACTTTTACCTTGGTAATCACTTTACCAGTGACGAATCCGATGAATTAAAGTCCCGCAATCAGGCCGATGTTCCAATGGACAGGACCTCACCTGCCGTTGAAAAGCTTAAAAGTGTTATGACTGCAAGGCCTCCCGGCTTTACAGCAATTCCAAGGGAAGACTCAGACGTAAAAATTGCAAAACTGTGGCGTATTATCCTTGGTTACATATGGGAAACCTCCCAGGGTGACGCCCAGATGAAACAGGCAATTCATGACTACGCTGTTACAGGCCTTGGTTATCTTTTTGTATTTATCGACCATGAATCAGATTTTGGTAGAGGCGATGTAAAGTTCACCCATGTTGACCCGTTCAGGGTCTATGTACCTCCTTCTACTCGTAATCGCTGGTTGGATGACGCTGAAGGCGTCATTCTTTCTACCATCCTCACGGGTGACCAGCTCATCGACCTCTACCCTGCATTAGGACCTCAGATAGACCCAGAAACAGGTGAAATGGTACCTGGTATCATTGAAGACCTTGATACATATTCGGATGAGGACTATCCTTCGTCCAGTATGCAGAATACCATGCAAACATTTACACCTGCAGAGGTGGACAGCAAGGCTGTATGGCCTGAAGAAAAGTATCAGATACTTGAACGTTTTTTCAAAATAAAGGTCCCGTTCTACAGGATTGTAGATATACAAACAGGGCAGGAGTCAGTCCTTGATACTGAAGGTTTTAATCAGTTCCTGCAGGAGAATCCAGGTGTATTTGAACGTGGGTTGATGGACTTTGAAGAGGTGTTCCAGACACGTATTGCGTCAATTGCATCAATAGGTGAATACTTTCTATATGAGAATGTTATGAACTGTCAGTATTACCCTATTGTTCCACTTCCGAATATTTGGACAGGCACACCTTATCCTAAGTCTGACGTTTCAAGGGCAAGGCCAATGCAAAAGCTTCTTAATAAGCTATGGTCACTGGCACTGTCACATGCACAGTCATCCGCAGGTTTGAAGCTTTTAGTACCTGTGGGGAGTGCTATTCACGGTGTTGAGAGACTGGAACAGGACTGGGCAAACCCTAACGCTGTAATTGAGATTGACACGTCTCAGGGTGAACCTCACTACCCTGCACCTCAACCCCTGGCCTCAGAGTTTTACAAGTTGATACAGCAATGTGAGTTCTATATCGACTTTACCTTTGGCCTGCCTGAGATGATGCACGGGTTTCCTGAAAAGGCACCTGATACCGTGCGAGGTACAGAGCGTATGATTGCACTTGGTACTGAAAGGCCAAAGTCAAAGCTACGGGATATAGAATTTAGTATTAGTCGACTTGGTATTATTATGTACCATATGTCCAAAGGACATTACAACTATCAAAAGATTTTCCGCCTTGCCCAGCCGAATAACGATATTTCGGAGGTTATGGCGAATTACTATGATGATACCTCAGCATCAGTGCTTGATATTATGAGGGACAGGTTGAATATCTATCAACACGACATACAAATCGAATCAGGTTCTACACTACCTACAAGTAAGTGGGCTGAACTTGGTGTTTACATGGAGGCGTTCCAGATGGGGATTGTTGATGATATTGAGGTGCTGAAGAAACATCCTGAGATATTCGATAAAGAAGGTATTATTAAAAGAAAAAGTTTACTTGCTCAAGCCCAACAGCATATTGCTCAGTTGGAAGAGCAGGTCAAAAGCTTGCAGGGAGACTTGCAAACATCACAAAGGGAGTCTGTGCAAGACCGTAAGAGAGTGGCCGTTGAGAAGTTCAAAGGCAAACTTTCGCAGGTCGAAGCAGACGCTAAGGCAAATAGCAAAGTGCAGGCATCAAAGCTTGCCAATGAGGTGAAGCTTGAAATGGAGAAATTAGGACCAATGGCACAACAAATGGCGGCAGAGACTGCGGCCGAGGTTGAGTAATGGCCTAGTTCCGCTCCGTGAGTTTCAAGACATCAAAAGGAGTTATTTATGATAGAAAATGAAGCTGAAGCAGATGTCGTTGACCAAGTGGTTGATGGCTCCGGAGACGCCGGACTTTTTCAGTTTGCAGATGAATCCGATTATAGTGCGTCAGAATCGGCGCATATTGACGAACAGGGAGAGCCTACTTCTGGAGAGGAAGTAACGGACTGGGAATCTGAAGCTAAAAAGTTTCAGTCCCTCTATGACAAATCAAACACTAAATTAAGTGACCTTGAGAAAATGGAACCGTTAAAGAATCTTTTGGAGATGAGGCCAGACCTTGTTCAGAAGCTTCAAGAAGGAATCGTCGGTGGACCGGAGGAGAACCAGGCTAACCCGTCCGTTGGACTTTCAGAAGAGGAGTTTAACCCCTGGGATGCATATTACAAGCCCGAGTCACCATCATACCAGTTCAGGCAAGAGCAGGAACGTGGAATGGTGGATGATGCTCTTCAAGGGCACCTGGCATCTATCGAACAACAGAATGCAATTAAACAGACAGTTAGTGACCTGAGAAGTGTTCACAGGTTGAATGATGACGAGGTCAAGGATTTCCTTGATTGGTCAACTCAACCTAAAGAAGCTGTAGGTTTGGATACATTACTGAAGGTTTGGAGAGATGCTACAGGGAAAAAAGGTGAAACGGAAGTAATGAACTCTGTAGATGCGGTAAGACAGACAAAAACCCAACCACAGACAGCGGCTGCCAGTCATGGCATGTCCCCTCGTCCAAAATCTGATACAGATTCGGCTTGGGACTCTGTTGTAGGCGCAAATCAGAGCGGAAGACTTCCGTAATTTGTTAACTAAGTGAGATAGGAGAAAAGTACAATGGCTATAAATCAAGGTACTTTAAAGTTTGCCGACCCCGGCACTGCTACAGTGGATGGGGCATCGTCAGGCTTATCTAGCACAAGACGGTTATATAACTTTGGTGATAGGGTCGCTGACCTTGCACCGGAGGAATCTCCGTTTTTTGTTTATCTCAGCAAAGTAGCAAAGGTTCCTACTGATGACCCTCAGTTTCGTTTCTTGGAAGATAGAACCAAAATTGATTGGACTAGTCGTAATTTCGTAATGGCAAACGCACCTGGTACGGTGGTAGCTGGAACCAGCTATCCGTTCCATGTTGCTGATGCTGATTCGCCTGCGGCTTCAATTGATTGGCTTGTTAAAGGTATGGTCATAGCTGTTAACCCAGCTACGGGCGCAACAGTTGACTATGGTTCTGTTGTTGTTAGAGTTGAAAGCGCGCCTTCTGACCAAGGCTCATATACGGCGTTTACAGGCAAAGTAATTAGCCTGCCGAATGCCAGCCTTAGTGGGTATAATGCTATCGCTGATAACGATAAATGCCAAGTAATTGGAACTTCTTTCGCAGAGGGTACTGGTGCTCCTGACGTTTGGTCAAGTGAGCTTCAAGACGACTATGGTTATACGCAGATTTTTAAGACTGCTGCAGAAATGACGAACACTGCTGTGGCTACCCGCTATCGTGGGTATCCAAACGAGTGGGCGCGTATCTGGGCTCTTAAATTGCGTGAGCATAAGGTCGATATTGAACGCACTATGCTATTCGGTCATCGTGCCAGTTCTGGTGGAATCAACTACACTGAAGGTCTTGTTGGTCATTGCGTTGTAAATGTGAACCCCACTGATGGTGGGAGCACATGGTCTTATTCTACAGGGAAACCTTATTATAAGACAGTTGCAACGGGTGAAATGACATATGATTCCTTGCTTGCTGACCTTGAGGTTCTGTTCGACCCTGCACGGGGTGGTTCAGAGGATAAACTTGTGTTGGCTGGTCTTCCCGTAATCACGTTCTTTAACAAACTTGGAAATGGTTTCTTCATTGATACGTCTATTGGTTCTACTTCTAATATGCCGTATACATATGAAATGAAACGCCGTGATGGTGCATTTGGTCATAAACTTATGACCATTGAAACTGTTCATGGTACGCTCCATCTTGTAAAAGAACCTCTGTTTAGAGGATTTTCCAGTGGATTGATGTGTTTCGCTGACATGGGCAAGGTTGCTTATCGTCCTCTCGTCGGTAATGGCGTTAATCGTGATACACATATTATGACTAACGTACAGAGCGCCGATGAGGACCTTCGGAAAGATATGATTCTAACCGAAGCAGGTCTCGAAATCACACTACCTGAGTCTCATGCGCTTTATAGCGTTGAGAGTCTATAGGAGGTGAATGATGAGAGCTGATTATCTAGAACCTAACAGTGGCGTTAGCAACTCTATGTTGAAAATCAAAAGAGTTGTAGCTGATATTACATTAACTACTGAAGACAGTGGGTCTGTAATTCTGTGTAACCCCACAGCAACAACTGAAATCACGCTTCCAACTCCAGTGTCAGGATGGCACTGTAAGGTTGTTATAACTGAAGATACAGATGGAAGTGATGGTGGAATGAATCAAATTACCAATATTGCTTTTGGTAGTTATGATGTTGTTGGTCATATACATGCGTCTGACGGCGCTGCTGGAGATTATGCGGTCGATAATGATGACTACATGAACTTCACGGCTGCAGCCAGCCCCGGAGATAGTGTTGATATTTTTACTGACGGTGCTCGTTGGTATGTCAATGCATTCTGCGAGAATGTATCTGATGGTGACGTGGTATTTCATACTGCTGCTGCTACATAGGCTGAGACAATAATCGAAGTTGGGGTTTAGAACTCCCATATAAGATTACAAAGCTGTTGGCGGGTTGCTCCCGCCTTCAGCTTCTATAAATAGGAGACAATTATGGCAAGTTTAACGGTAACCCTCACAGAGGCGATTACATTAAACAATAGAGACCAGGGTGCCACTACAAGATTAACCATATCTAGTATCAATGAGGTTGTTAAAAGGATTGTTACTGTAAGTACTACTGAGTCTGGTTTAGTAGGGTTTTCCGCAGCTTCTTATGATAATTTATCAAAAAGTTATTTAGCGGGCCAGTTTGTTGAAGCTGATGTACGTTATGTCAGGATAACCAACTTGGATAGTACCAATCATATTATATTGACATTTCGGGACGAAGATAGTACAGAGTTTGCCATGAAGGTAGATGCAGGGCATTCATTTATATATCCCGGTGATAATAGTGGTGGCGTGGTTGATACTATGCATGCTGGCGGTTCAGCACTTACAGTATCTTTGAATGATTTAGTTGATATAACTGCCGACGCAGATACAGCTGCATGTGACGTGGAAGTTTTTGTAGCAAGTGCCTAATATGCGTATTTCAGGTATATGTAGAACACACGGGTACTATAAAGGTGAAAGGTGTCCTAGATGCAATGAGGTACCTAGCGACGATAGTAAGTGGACTACCAACCTTTTCCTAATAGGTGAAGCTGCAAAGCGTAGTGACGTTGAATTTGGTACAACGACTATGGGTGACAGTATTGACCATTTCAGTCAGAAGAAATCGGATAAATGGCAGGAGGTCGCTGCTGAAGCGATGCGTAGGTAATGGCAACATTTAGTGCTCAGGTTGTTGATTTGGTAGGTGCTTTTACCGATGAGGCTGCTCTTGATACGTGGATTACTGAAGGCGCAAATGAAATTATTAATGCTATGCCCAGAGCTATGCGTGAGAGAGTTGCAGAGGAGACACAATTTACAGCAAGTGCGGAGGTTGAAGGACATAATGTATTACACGTCCTAAGAAGTGATGGGACTATTGAGCACCCTTGTAGGCGCGTACCTGCGGGGAAAAGAGGTGTTATACAGGATTCCACACACATTGAATATGCAAGCGCAACGTATCCTGCATTTATTGAAAAAGATGCTACTATAATTGTTTATCCAACACCTGCAAATAATAATGGTAAACTGGTATCTATACCTACATATAATCAGGGTTCACCTTTGGATGCCAGTGATATAAGTGCTATAACCAATTTCCCGAATGAGGCTGAATATCTGGTAACCCTGTATGCTGCCATTAAAGCGTTGCAACAAAATATGAGTGGCAAACTTGGTAATTCAAGTATTGCTACAGCGTTAGCAGCTATTGTTACAGAATTAGCTGAAACACCGGCTGTTTGCGATTTAGTTAATACACAAGTAGACAGTGCGGTCACAGCTCTCTCAAATATGGCTACAGAGATAGCTCTTGCTAATAAAGAAGTAGATGATGCGTTAATAGAAATTGATGAGGCTGTTGGACTTACTGATGGTAATGGCTCTAATATACAGGTTGCTGTTGATGCAATGAAAACAGCTAATGCAAAATTTAGAGCTGATGGTGGTGACCCTGCTCTGTTTGGAGATGAGTCTACTTATACTACTGGAAATTCTGCCATGACTAGTGTAAAAACTTATGTAGACAGAGCTATATCTTATATAAATGGGAATTTTCCAGCTGCAGCTTATGATTTAGCGGCGAACCTTGCTGATGTAGATGCTGCATTGACTAGTGAAGATATTGAACTTGCAAGTGCTAGGGTTCAACAGGTGCAGACTACTTTAAATGCAACTCAGGCTGACCTGCAAATAGCTCAAATGTATATAACAGAATGGAATACAATGGTACAAACTCTTGTTGCTGAGGTTAATGCCTTTTCGACTGAGGCTAGTGCTAGATATGGATGGATGAGCACTAAGGCTGTTGTATGGCAGGGTGAATTAGCGGCAGCTCAAGGTTATATGGCTACGGCAGGTGGGTATGCAAGTCAGGCTAGTGGGTTTAATGCTGCTGCACAGGGCTATGCAAATGAGATACAGGCTAAAATTGGTATAGCAAATGGATATATTGCGGAGATTAATGCAAGGCTTTCTGTGGATTCTGCTGAATATGCTTGGTATGAAAAACAACAGATAAAGCTGCAACAGGATTATGATAAAGGTGTTGCTATATTGAGAGGTGGAGGATAATGGCTTCAGGGCATAATATTACATTAAAAGAGGTTATAGACCGGGTGCGTATGGTATTCCCAGATGCTCCTGAGGTCTATGTTAAACATTTGATAAATGACGCTCTCGTTGAGATTAGTAAATATGATACTAATGTGGAGCATGCAAAGGTAGATGTGGTTGCTGACAAGATGTGGTATACCCTATCAGATGCGTCTCACAGGAGAGTCAATAAGGTGTTTCGTGTGGATTACATGGATTCTGATGGCGACTATGTCAAGATACCCAGAAATGGTGACGGGGAATTATTGAGAATGGACGCTACGTCAGAGTCAAGTATTACGGTGAATTAGATGGCAAGTTCAATTACATATCCTGATAAACATGTTATGTGGTGGATTGTAGGCGACAACATTGCAATTGCAACTAACTTAAAGAGTGGTGGTGCTACAAGGTCAGGTAGGAAGGAATGGCAGGCGTCAGTAGAGGCGGTATCAGGAGGGGTGCTTCTTCATTACTATGCTGAACCTCCAAAGGTTAAGGATGAAACTGACCTATCTACAGTGTTACCTGTAGACAATTCAATGCATGCACCTATAGTGGATTATGTCAAATCAAAGCTTTTCCTAGATAGGGCGGCACAGGTATCAGATGTAAACGCAGGTCAGGCTTCACTGGCAATGGCTGGTGTACATGAAGGTAAGTGGAAGGAAGGTATACAGAAATGGGCGCAGGTAAAGCGTGACAAGGTTGGAGGTCTCAGGGCTGTACGCCCATTCAATTTCAAGTAAATAAAAGAGGTGATATATGCCAAATCAATTTGCAACAATTAATAGGTACAGTGATAAGGAGGGCGTGAATGTTCAGCTTGGACAGGCAGGCTCCACGTTTATCGACAATACCACAGAATATACAGGTGTGTTTGTAGCGTTTACCGTATTGGCTGCTGCAACCTTTACAAAATTAGAACAGGCAGGTACTGGATTTGCTGGAACAGACGCGGCAGGTATAACTGGCGTGGCTATAGATTCGAGTAACGAGTTCCCTGCAGGGGCTACATTCTATGGAAGATGGGACACTATCAAACTTGCTGGTGGTTCTATTTTGGCATATCATGGTTAATAAATGCATTCAGTTGCGGTGGCGGTAGGGAGCTAGGAGTTTATTATGGCAGGCGCAGGTTTAATGACATATCAGGCCAAGGAGGTCTTAAATAAGGTATTAAATACCAGTAACGATTCGTTACAGGTAGACATTGTAGATGCTACTGGTATTAGCATTACTACTACCAGTGATTCAGTATTTGTTGATGATGCAGCATTTACATTAGGTACAAGTAAGGGTACAATGATAATGGGGTTTGCGGGTACTCAATCCGTAGACGCTGATGACGCGGCAGCACTTGCTTGCGATACAGACGGAGCATTACATATAGCTGACGGTGGTAATTCTATTACAATTGATGGTACGGTAACGGCTGACCTTGGTGCTACCGATAACGCTGTATTGGATACCATTGCAGCATCATTGGCTATATTGGATGATTGGGATGATGGCAATTATGCTAACGTAAATGCAAATATAGGAGGTACAGATATAGTTGGCGGTGCGGGTGCTGTTGCCTCTGGAGTGCAAAGGGTTACATTAGCGTCGGATGACCCAGCCGTAGCCAAACTTGGGACTATTGATGCTGACACAGGTGCTATTAAGACTGCTGTTGAAATTATTGACAATGCGATAAGCGGAAGTGAGATGCAAGTCGATATCGTCGCAGATGGAGCTGGGCTAGCCACAGCCGCTAAACAAGATATACTTGAAACAACATTGACTGCTATCGAAACCGATATTGCAG